TTCTGGATTACCGCTAAACTAAATTACGTACCTAGTGATACCGTTATGGGTCATGGTGCTGAGAATCAAGAAGGCTTTGGCTTTCATAATCGATTTTGGAATCAGATTGTCATTGCAGATGGTCTAAGACTAACTACATTTGTAGAACCAAGATGGCAGCAGCTATCTGATGGGTTCGGCTTTTTAGGTAGTAAGAGCAGAATGACTCTTGATAAAGATATTGGTAAAACTACACTGCATGTTGGAATGCTAACATATGGTAATGCTACGTCTAAGTTTGATGCTAAGACTGAGTATGTAGTAATGTATACATTTAAATTTTAGGAATATATTATGTTTAGTGAGCACGGTCATTTAATATTCCCTATCCTTGATCCTTGGGTAGGTTTCGCACTGTTAGGTACATATGCTTTAATAGCTTATACTCTAACAACTAAATTCGCTTCAGGTTATACTGATAGTAAAGAGAGCTTCTTATTAGCTCGTAGAGAACTTAATACATGGCAAGGTGCTATGTCTATCTCAGCTGCATGGTTATGGGCTCCAGGTCTATTCATATCAGCTCAACAAGCTTATGTTAACGGTTTAGTAGGACTATTCTGGTTCTGCTTAGGTAACTTTATTACTCTTACATTCTTTGGATTCTTTGCTAAAAAGATTAGAGATCAAGAGCCTGATGGCTTTACCTTTACTGAGTATGTTAAGAATAGATTTAGCGGTAATGCTTATTGGTTCTATAGAGTAGAGATGATAATCTTAGCTGTATGTGCCTTTGCTATTAACCTTATTGCTGGTGGTACTACAGTTGCACTACTAACTGGAATGGACTATACTTTAAGTACAATATTAATGAGCATGGTCGCCCTATTATATGCATTCAGAAATGGACTCAAAGCTACTGTCGTTACCGAGATTATCAAAATATCTGTTGTTTGGATTGGTGTTCTGGTTCTCGTTCCCATGGCTGTTAGTGCTGCTGGTGGTCTTGATGTTGTTAAAGCCGGCCTGGTGGGTACTAAAGGTCTTGGTGGCTCTATCGTTGGTACTTCTTTCGCTTGGGGTGTTTTTACTAGCTTTGGAATCGCTGCCTTTTTAGGTCACATGGGTGGTACTTGGAGAGATAATTCTTTCTATCAAAGAGCATTCGCGATTAAACCTGCATCTATTATACCTGCATTTACATTAGCATCATTCTTGTTTATTGTTATTCCTATTGGAATGGGTATACTAGGATTTACAGCTGCAGGACTAGGATATGATATTCCTGGTGATAAGATCTTTAATACTAACATTATTACTATTGCCTCATTACTTGGGCCTATGGCAGCAGCGTTCTTTACCTTTATGGTATTCGCTGGACTGATAGCTATCTTAGATAGTCAAATGGCTTCATTAACTAACCTAGTTGGTAATGACTTAGCTAAACCAGAGAATGCAATCTCCTGGTCAAGAAGAGCTATGATAGTATTAGCAATCGTTGGTGTATGTGTAGCTAATATACCTGGTATAACATTAGGTAACTTGTTTATCTTCTTTAGTATCATGGGTGCTACGTTATTCATACCAAGTATGATGATTGTACTTAAACCTGATTTACTAGAAGGCAATGCGCTCTTCTATTCATTTGTAGCATGTTTTATAGGAGCCATGAGTTTATACTTCACAGGCTTTACATTCTACGCAACATTAACCGCAGTATTCGCAACACCGGCATTAGCATATGGCACCTCAAAACTATCAAATAGAATCGCCTAGATTAATTATACTTACTGGTCCCCAAGGGGCCGGTAACCATTTATGGTCTAAGATCTTTAACTCACATACATCTGTTAACGGATGGGATATGAAAGGCAAGTATTGGCAGGGGCATCATAGAGAGCCTTTCGCTGAATGCTGGAATAAGCCTGCGCTATTTAAGACATATGACTATAAACAGTATAACGTTACTAGTATAAGTAATCCCTATGTAGCTAAGGGCAGACACAGGGTCCCTAAGTATGATCAAGTGTTTAAAGCATTAGATGCAAGAGGTGTTGAATACTCAGTACTACAAATAGGTAGAGATGGTAATATCTTACAGCATCAGCAAACTAGATTAAGAAAGAAAATAACATTAGATCTTGAGTCATTTCCAGAAGCTGATTTCTTCTTGTCCTATGAGCTATTACAATTGTATGGTGCTAAGTATATTGAAACTGTTGCATATAATTTAGACTTCCCTATTGATATTGGTAAAGCTATTGAGCATATACAAGAAGATACAAATGCCAAGTATATCGTATCACATGATGAAGTTACTGATACAGATAGACTAGTAAAATTAGCTAATGCTGAATCTAAGATAGACTTTACTAAGTTATATGAAGTCGAGACTGCACCTAGTACTCCTACATTAGTAGAGTCAAAAGGACCCAGCAAGAAAGAGCTTAAAAAATTACACGAAGCCGAAAAGCCTAAACCAACTAAAGCACGTCAAGAAGCTGATAAGAGAAGAGAAGCTAGACTTGCAAGAGTAGCTGAGGAAGAAGCAGCTGTTCTTAAGAAGGAAAAGAATGCCGTTAGAGCTAAAAAAGCTGCAGCGACTCGTGCTAAAAATAAACGCGCGAAGGATAAAGCAGCGAAGAATGCAAGAAAAACTAAATAAGTATTTCCACCCTGATAACTGGACAGCTAATACAGACTTCCATTGGTCAGGAGATGATTTTTTAATAAAAGAGATAAGTGCAGGCGCATCAATATTAGATGTAGGATGTGGCTATAACACTCTTAAACCTCACTTCGGTGATCTCCTACATGGTATCGATCCAGCTAATGAGCATGCTGATGAAGTTGTATCTATAGAAGAGTTTAAACCAGAAGGGCGATACGATGTTGCATTATGCCTAGGATCTATTAACTTTGGTGATGTGTTTACCATTCGAAGTCAGATAAATAAGATAGTACAATGTATCAATGATGATGGTAAGATCTACTGGAGACAGAATCCAGGTCAAAGAGATCGACCATTCAATGGTATAGAAAATATAGATTTCTTCCCGTGGAGTTTCAACTATAACTGTACGTTAGCTGACGAAGTTAACTGTAGAGTTCGTGAGATGAGATGGGATAACGATAGAATCTATGCAGTCTGGGAGAAAAGATAATGTGGATGTTACTCGTAGCAGTTATTAAAGCAATAGTTGTTGGTATTCTTAAAACTAAGATACTTAAATGGTTACACGGACCAATGTTAAGAATGGATAAATGGTGTGAAGACAAGATTGGTATTGATCTTATTAAGCAGGAAACTACCTGGCGTAATAAATTCCCTCTCCTATCTGCTAAGATAGATAGCATGGAAAAAAGAATAGATAAGTTAAGCGATATAGTTGATCTGGAGGATTAATAAATGGCATTACAATACAAAGTAACAATCAGAGGCCCTAAGAATGCAGTAGCAAATGAGCCTAACGACTTCAGAGTATGGTTTAGTGACTATACAGGCAGCTTAGGAAGCCCAGCAGTTAAAAATTTATATCAATCAGGTAAAATAGTCGCCTATCCTGCTTTAGAAGTAACAGTAAATGGAACAGGCGCAGATGATACTAGACCTGTTTGCACAGCACTATATGAATTTGATAGTGCAATATCAAGAGAGCAGTTCATTATGAATAGTCATGAATATGGAACAGACATGATCCAATGGAGAGACTATCTAATTGCAGCTGACTTCTTTTTCGATGGTGAGTCAATAGACACTTAATTTGAATCCCGGCCTATGGCCTTATATAATGGAGTTATGATGATAGAAATATTTGGTAAAACTAACTGTCCTTTTTGTGATAAAGCAAAAGCACTTTGCGAGCAGAAAGGACTTGAGTATGTATACAAGCAACTTGATACAGACTTTACTCGTGAGGAGCTCTTCGAAGAGTTTCCTACAGCAAGAACATTCCCACAGATACGAATCGACGGTGAAGCAATCGGCGGCTATGATTCCTTAGCGGCTAAATTATAGGATATATATTATGCATTTTATTAATGTTATGAAGACGGTGTTGGTCGATAGAGCAACAGATATTAACGGAAGATCAGATAGACCTGAGTATTGGTGGTTTACATTATACGCAACTATAGTAGCAGGTCTACTTATGTTAGTAGATAACTATGTACTAGGATTTACATTCTGGAGTATATTAGAGCCTTGGGGAGAAATGCAAGAGAGTGGAGTATTAGTAGCATTGTTTTGCCTTGCAACACTAGTACAAAGTATAACAGTAACAGCAAGAAGATTACATGACAGAGGTCATAGTGGTTGGTGGCAGTTAATGTTGATAGTACCATTCTTAAACTTTATAGTATTCTATTGGTTAGTAAGAAGTGCTAAAGATACACCTGAAGCTTTACAATACGTTAACCCTTATAACTAGGATATATTATGGATCTTAAAATCGTTGGAGCTGATGGAGCTCCTATAACAGAGTCTCCTAAGATAGTAGGCACATCTGGTGAAACGCTTAACCCTACTGTTGAAACTAATGAAGTAGATCAACTAGCAATGGGTGGTACTGAATTAATGAAGTATGGACTAGCAGAGAGATTAGATCCAAAACTCCTAGATCAGTTCCAGATTATTCCTTCTCGAGTAAGAGAAGTAGATCCTGATAAAAAGACTGTCTTATGGTTACATGACTTACCTCAAGATCCTGAGTCACAGCACTTGAAAGAGCCTGAGAACTTAGAGATGTTTGATAAGATTGTATATGTATCTGAATGGCAGAAGCAACAATATCAAAACTTCCTCGGTATACCACCTAGTAAAGGTCAGGTACTTAAGAATGCTATCGTACCTATCGATACTCATAGTAAGTCTGAGGGTACTATTAATATCATCTATCATACAACCCCTCACAGAGGGTTAGAGCTTCTTATACCTGTGTTCGAACAGATAGCTAAGATGTATGATAACGTTCATTTAGATGTTTACTCATCATTCAATGCCTATGGATGGCCTGATAGAGATAAGCCTTATGAAGATCTATTCAAAACTATTACTGATCATCCTAATATGACCTATCATGGATTCCAGCCTAATGATGTAGTCAGAAAAGCTCTACAGAAAGCTCATATATTTGCCTATCCTTCTATATGGCAAGAGACATCTTGTATTGCATTAATGGAAGCGATGTCAGCTGGTGTTATGTGTGTGCATAGTAACTTAGGTGCTTTACCTGAGACAGCAGCTAACTGGACTTATATGTATCAGTTCGATGAAGATCCAGGAAGGCATGCTAATGCCTTTGGTCAATGCTTAATACAAGCCATTGAATTATTTAACTCTGAAACTAAGAAAGAAATCTTAGCACAAAGACTAACTATGCAAACAGTTTACGCTAATAGTTTCTATAGTTGGGACAGTAGAATAGTCGAATGGAATGGTCTCCTCGGGACACTCGCAGATACGTAAACTTGACTTCAGACCTAATAGCCGTTATAATATAGTATACGAGGTAAAAACTATGGCTAGAAAAAAACTTACTGAAGACGAGAAAGCTGTTCTAACTGAACGACTTGCTAAAGCGAGAGCTATTAAGGCAGAGAAAGCTGGACCCCCTAAGTACTCTATGTACTCCGAATATGTTGTTAACCTACCTGATGACGATCCACTATCATTAAAGATAGTTAAAGGATGGCTGAAGGAAGCTAAAGCAACTGCTGCGATACATAAGAAGAATTGGAAGTACGGTGATAAGAAATCGTACGCTAAGTACTGGATGTGGACTGGTTATGCTACGCAATTGAGTACCTATCTTAGGACTGGTACATACTGCTCTAACTATCAAGGCGCTAACATGGAGTTTAAGACTAAGCGAAGATGTGTCGCGATGGCTTATTATCCTAATGGTAGACCTAAACGTGAGATAGGAGTTTGGTATCAAGACGTTCGTGCTGAATGGACTCGTGAAATGGATAACGAAGAGAGTGCTACCTATAAAGGTAAAAGGAAATAGTAAATGGGTAAGATTATACCATTCCCAGGCAAGAAGCTGACTCCTGAGGAGAATGCAGCTAATAATTCGAATAACGAAATTAAGTTACATGACCATATTGTAAACATATCGCTTGATATGTCTATTAACGTCTTTAACCAATTCGATACTTCACACTTGCCTGTTGTATCTTTTGATGATACTAACAAGAAAGACTTCGTGCTTATACATGAAGCAATTAAGTCAGCAGTCAGTCGACTGTATGGAGTTGAGCATGAGCTACAGACAATGGAGCATTCATGTGTTGACTTAGCACTTAGTGATATACAATTTGATGATGAAAAGGATAGATAATGATTATACTTGATTTAAACCAGACGATGATTTCAAACCTAATGGCTCAATTAGGTAGCCATACTAACGTAGAAGTAAAAGAAGATCTCCTACGTCATATGGTACTCAATGCTATTAGAAGCTATCGCAGTAAGTTTACTGCTGAGTATGGTGAGATTGTAATTGCAGCTGATAATAAACATTACTGGCGTAGAGATGTCTTCCCTTACTACAAAGCTCATAGAAAGATTCAAAGAGATAAGTCAGACATTGATTGGAATACTATATGGGAAGCAATGAACGCTATTAAAGCTGACCTTAAAGAAGTATTTCCATACAAGTACATTGACGTAGATGGTGCAGAGGCAGATGACGTCATTGGTACTATATGCCATACACATGGCACTGAATTAAACATAGGTGAGCCTATTCTTATACTGTCAGGTGATAAAGACTTCGTACAGTTACAGAAGTATGCTAATGTTAATCAATATGATCCAGTAAGAAAGAAGTACATTAAGAATAGTACTCCAGAGAGATTCTTACTTGAGCATATACTGGGAGGAGATCGAGGAGATGGAGTACCAAATGTACTCTCTAAAGACGACTGCTTCATTAATGGACGTCAGAGACCATTACGTAAGACTTTTATTGCTAAGGTTTTAGTCGAAGGAGGAGTACATCTTCCCGACGAAGAAACTAAAAGGAACTATGCTCGTAATAAGCAATTAGTTGACTTAGCAGAAACCCCTGAGAGTATTAAGCTAAATATTCTTGAACAATATGAAAAACCTGCTAACAACAGGGATAACTTATTTAACTATTTCATTGAGAAGAAGCTCAAAGGCCTAGTTGAATACATTGGAGACTTTTAAGATGACTAAAGGTGTATTTGAAATCTTTAATGAGATTGCTAAGCTGAAAACAAATAAGGCTAAAGCAGAAGCATTAAAGCAATATAACTTGTTCTCAATCAGAACAATACTACAAGGATGCTTCCATCCTAACATTAAATTCCTTCTACCTGATTCAATCCCACCTTATGGTGAGGCTGATGGTACTCAAGTAGAGACTAGATTACATAGCATGGCTAAGAAGCTAGATATCTTTATAGAGAATGGACGACCAGTAGCTAATCAATCAAAGAGAGAAATGCTCTTTATTGAACTACTAGAATCAATCCATCCTAAAGATGCTCTTATACTATGTGAGATGATACAGAAGAAACCCCCAGTAAAAGGTATTACCAAAGCTGTAGTTAATATGGCCTTCCCGGACTTATTGCCTGCTGATGGACCTAAAGGAACTTAAAAAAGGCGTCGAGTACTTCGACGCTTATACAGGTATTAAGGATCATTCCAAGACGTTAAGTTTTTGGTATCCTGATGTTCATGAGACACGAGTAAGATTAAACTATACTTACTATAACTCTAAGGAGATTATGGAACGTATATTTAACTGGTACCTGAAATTAGATCCTGATGGGAGACTATATGATTACACCGTCATAGACGATGGCTCTCAAGATATTCCTATAACCGAATGTAATATACCCAGTCACTGGCAAGTGCTGCGTATAGATAAGGACCATGGATGGAATAACGAAGGCGCTAGAAATTGTCTTATGCGAGATACTAAGAACAAATGGAATCTCATGATGGACAGTGATTGGGTAATAACGAAGAGACCTCTTGATCGTATCCATAGAGAGCTGATATGGTTAGATGATGAGTTTGTATACTTTCCAGGTAACTTTGGACCTAAGGTAGGACGTAATAGCTATCTAGTATCTAAATCAGAGTTCTGGACTAGAGGAGGCTATGATCAAACCTGCGTAGGGTATCATGGTGTTGACTATTCATTTCTACGCTACAATTTAAAATACGACTACAGTGAACTGTTCTGGTTCTGCAGACTAGTCGAAGATGTTATTGATCCTGCTGAAAAGAATAGATTAAATAACGTAATAAAATATCATAATCGAATGAAAGAGTTAGAAGAGCTTGGCTATGGTCATCGCAATGAGCAAGACAAGCAAGACTTTGTATGGACTAACCTTGAGAAGAAAGAAGAACTATGGCTACAGATCGATTATGACAAACTCCAGTAAGTATCATATGAAGAGCAGTTGGGATAAGAATAAAGAGAGAAGTAACTATCATTTTGACTCTACTATTATACATCCCCTGTATGACACTGTCGATAGAGTAGGACATATAGATCTAAGTAAAGTATACCATACAGACTTAAAGAGAGTTATAGACGAATCATATCAAGCTACATGGCGCACTAGAGGCAACTCAGATAAGCATGGTAAGATAGGTGTTAGATCTAGAAAAGAAGATGAGTTTCAAGCAGAAGAATATGACTTAGAGAATACAGGCTATGAAGCTGATCATGTTATAAGTAATATTAACTGGGACATACCAGATAGCATACAAATAATAGCCGATCAGTTTAAACTAGAGCGTCAGATGACTAGAGTGCATGTACAGTTTCCAGGACAGACATGGAACTTACATATGGATAAGCTAGAGAAATGGGCACCTGATAACCCTGACTCAGTAGAGAGATATATGATACAGTTAACAGACTGGAAGCCAGGTCAATGGTTCTCATATGGTAACTATACATTCGAACATTGGAGTGCAGGAGACGTAACTACAATTGATTGGCAGAACGTTCCTCATTCAACAGCTAATGCTGGACATCACCCAAGAGTAACATTGCAAGTTACAGGAATTTCTTCAAAAGAATCAAGAGAGTACTTGAACGAGGTCCGAAAGGCGCCTATAATAAAGTATAAGAGATAAACGTAAATTGCTAATTATTGCTAAGGAAATCTCTTACCCTTTAACTTAATAAGATATGATTATGAAAAAGATACTGACCGACTGTGATGGAGTACTCCTTGACTGGGGCTACTCATTTGAGAAATGGATGAAGTTTCATTTCGATATGGATGTTGTTAATCGTGAAGCTTATAATATAGCTGATAGATATGAGAGTAATTGGGAATGCTTAGATAGGAATAACTTATTCTATCTGCCAAGAGTATTCTGTAATAGCTCAAGGATTGGTAATCTTAGACCTCATAAGGACTCAGTCAAATATGTAAAGAAGCTCTGGGAAGAGCACGGTATGACTCTTGATGTTGTTACCTCTTTATCATTAGACCCTGAGTCACAAAAATTAAGAGAAAGAAACTTAAGAACGGTATTCGGTCAAGCTATCGATAGAATCATCTGTTTAGATACAGGTGATGATAAAGATGAAGCATTGCAGGAATGGAAAGATTCAGGTAACTTCTGGATTGAAGATAAACCTGAGAATGCTATAGCTGGATTGAATGCTGGACTTACCCCTATTCTAATCGATGCTGAGTACAATCAAGAGTTCTCTATTGTAGATAACCCTGAGATAGTTAGGCTAGATAATTGGAAGCATATATATTCTTTTGTAACCGCTAATGAGTACGCCTAAGTATAATAATGCCAATATATGATTTTCAGAATATAGAGACTGGTGAAGTGGAAGAGCATATGATGTCCTTTACAAAGCTAGATCAATTCAAAAAAGATAACCCTCTACTTAAACAAGTAATACTGAAAGCTGCCGCTACTATTGGCGGTCATATTTCTGTACATGAAAATAAGGATGGAGGCTTTAACGATCTTATGAGTAGGATTGGTACAGCTAATCCTACATCAGCTGTAGCTGATAAGTACGTAAGTAGACAAGCTAAGCAAGTTAGCGTTGAGAAAGTATTAGATAAGCATTGGGGTAAACGTAATGACAAGTAAAGACTTTAATCTAGATATAGTAGAGTTCCCTAAGTTAAAGAGAATAACTATAAATGGTACTAGGCATTATATCAGAGAGGGTGATGAGGTACAAGAGCCATATCCATCTGTTACATCTATTACCTCACAGCTAGCTAAAGAAGCTATTAAGAAATGGCGTAAGAGAGTTGGTGCTAAGAAGGCTAACGCTATAACAACTAAGGCAACAAGACAAGGTACTAAAGCTCATATACTTATTGAAGAGTATATACAAGGACATGAGCTGCCTGAGTCAATGCCGAATGAGATGGAACTCTATCTTGGATTTAAGAAGATAGCAGATGCTCATATAGATAACATAAGATCAATTGAAGGTCAGATGATGTCAGACTACCTTAGAGTAGCTGGTACTGTAGACCTTATTGCTGAGTATGATGGTAAACTATCAGTCATAGACTGGAAGACATCAGCTAAGCAGAAGAAACATGAATGGGTACATGGATACTTCATGCAAGAGGCAGCTTATGCTGTTATGTTTGAAGAGAATACTAAGACTCCTATTCAACAGTTAGTAACAATTATATCATGCTCTGATGGTGAACAGCAGATATTCGTAGAGAAGCGTGATGATTGGATACAGAAGTTTATGGACCTTAGAGAGACTTATGATAGAGTATCAGATTACAGGAAGAACTCGTAACAAATCACGCTTAGAGATGTTCATAGTGAATGTGCTTAGTGAATTATTGCCTTATCCTTACAAGAGACGAATAGAAATAGATATCGAGATAGTACCTACTATTAGTAGATGTCACAATAACTATGCAGAGTGCGATGGTGACAGGAACGCTGCTAATATAATAATGTCAAGAAGAGATGAGAACGATGAACTCTTTACTGAAGATGTTATGGCACTTAACGTAGCCCATGAGCTAGTACATGCTAAGCAATTTATAAAGGGTCAGTTAAAGATTAACTCAAGTAATGAAGACTTCTGGATGGGTCGTAAGTGTAGGTCAACATTCAGTTTAAATAGACAACCATGGGAAAAAGAAGCATATAGTATGGAAGAAGAATTAGTGAGAAAGTTCTGGTGAAGCGACATAACGTATTGATCTACGGTATGAATAATGACCCTCTGCAATGGCAGATGTTTAATATTCTTTGTGCTGAACATAGATGCTTCATGAAGGATAGACTAATGACTCCATGGGGTGCATCAGCATTAGACAGAGAGCTATCAAAGCATCCATCTATAACAAAGAGTCTATATGCTCAAGTAGAGCTAGTACTTATTACTAAAGTAGACGATCATTACTTCAATGAGTTAATGAATGAGATATCTACACTAGATACAAATATAAAAGTCATAGTACTAGATAAAGAAGCATCTGATATAACTCATGAAGCAATAGAGAATAATCCAGAGGTATCTATATCTTACTGTGGACTAAAGTCTCCTAGATCTCCTGAGGAGATATACTTCTATGATGAACCAATGGACATAATAGGTGATAAGGAATTCTGGACTGGCTTCTTTAAGCACTCTCTATTCGAGGTAGAAATAGTATGATAACAATTTTAATTACAGGTGTAAAAGGCTTCATAGGAAGCAATATAGCTGAGCACTTTGCTGGTAAAGAAGGCTATACTCTCATGGGATATGAAGGACTTAGCCATGATATGGGTAAGGTCAATTGGCATATACAACCTGATATAATCCTTCATCTTGGAGCAGAGGCTGGTGTGAGACGATCACATGACGAGCCTGATCTGTTCTGGAAAAATAATGTAGATGGCTTTCAAGCTGTAATAGATCTAGCCAAAGACTTCGTACGGACTCCGAAGGTCATCTACGCCTCTTCTTCGTCAATATATGATTGGCACATGTCTCCCTATGCGACAACAAAGAAGATAAATGAGCAGATGGCTAATCAACAGCTACCTGGTAACTCATTAGGACTAAGATTTCATACAGTCTATGGTAAGAACTCTCGTACAGATATGTTCTTTGATAAGGTTATAAACCATCCAGAGACTATAGACTATGTAACAGACCG